TGCGTTCAACGTAGCCCTAAGACCTACACTAGATAAACCTACTAGTAAGTGTCTATTTATATCTACCCCTCGTGGAAGAAATAATTGGTTTGCAGAGTTTTATCAGCGTGGGTATAACGATGAGTACCCTAACTGGGCTTCTATACGAGCCACCTATCATGAAAATCCTAGAATTTCTCAGAAAGATATTGATGAGGCACAAAGAGGTATGTCAAAGGCTGAGTTCGAACAGGAGTACTTAGCCTCTTTCAATACTTTCCAAGGACAAGTATGGGACTTCAACTATGAAGAATGTGTAGCAAACCTAGAAGAACTAGACACTTCCAAGATGGATGTGTTTGCAGGTCTTGACGTTGGTTACCGTGACCCTACTGCATTCTGCGTTATAGGGTACGATTGGGATGCGGAAACATATTATATTTTAGATGAGTATATGGAAGCTGAAAAGACTACGGAGCAACACGCTGAAGTTATTCAAGCACTGATTACTAAGTGGGATATAGACTCAATCTATATCGACTCCGCAGCTCAGCAAATGCGTTTCGATTTAGCCCAGAACTACGATATTTCGACTATCAATGCAACTAAGAGTGTGCTGGATGGTATTGCGTCAGTTGCCACGATTGTTGAGAATAACAAATTGATCGTGGATCAAAGGTGTGCCCATTCTCTAATGTCTCTCGATCAATACCAATGGAATCCAAACGAGAACCTCTTAGTAGAAAAGCCTGTACATAATATGGCATCTCATATGGCAGATGCCCTCCGGTACGCCTTATACACGTTCGTAGCTTCGGACATAACGTTTTAGGGACCACCAAGTAAAAAATAGCTCTTGACTTTTGTGTTGGAATTTGATATAATTCACCATATATAGAGAAATTTTAAAAAAATAGCTTATGAGTGAACTTAAACGCGATAAGATTAAATATATAAGAGACCGTGCAAAGTCTGCTTATGTAAAGGATGAGGAATGTTACATCTGTGGCGGAAATGAGTCTTTGGACTTCCACCACTTTTTAAGTGTAACGGAACTTCTTGATAAGTGGATTAAAGAGAAGAAACTAGTTATATTGACTGCAGAAGACATGATGGGAATGAGGGATGAGTTTATTGAGGCGCACCATAAAGAAATTTATGATGACACAGTTACTCTCTGCCACAAACATCACCTGAAACTGCACTCCATATATGGTAAAAAACCTGCTTTAGTCACTGGCCCCAAGCAACAACGCTGGGTAGAAAAAAGAAGAGTAAAAGAATATGGGAATAATTAAAAATTTGATTCAGAAACTGAATCCGGCGCAGCCACAGATATCGGCGGCCCAAGGAAGCCAAGGACCTCTTACACCTTCATTGCCTTACGAAAGAGCGTATGAAAGACTAGAAGTGGTCAATCGCGGCGTCAACATGGTAGTGGATGCAGCAGCACAAATTACTATAGATGTAGGAGACAAGGAAGCATTTCCTGGAGTAGCTACTATTAGACACAAAAAGCTAGTAACTCTACTTAATAGGAATCCTAACCCGTATCAATCAGCAGATGCCTTCAAGAGGAACATCTTCCTAGATATGATTATGGATGGTAATGCTTTTATGTATTATGATGGGGTAAGTTTATACCATCTACCTGCTGAGAACGTTACTATTAACCCAGATAAAAAAACATTTATCAAAGGGTATGACTATAACGGAACTAAATATAAACCTGATGAGATTATACATATTCAAGATAACTCATCAGATTCAATATATCGAGGTAAGTCAAGATTAAGCTCAGCAAAACGCTCAATCAACTTATTATATGATATGAAAGATTTCCAGATGAACTTCTTCAAAAATGGAGCAGTTCCTGGCTTAGTACTAAAGACACCAAATACTCTTAGTGCTAAAGTAAAAGACAGACTAATTAATTCTTGGTCACAGAAGTACAACCCTAAGAGCGGAGGCAGAAGGCCTTTAGTTCTTGATGGTGGTATAGAGATCGATAGTATCTCTAATGTGGACTTTAAGAAATTAGATTTTGAGGATTCAGTAACTAATTTAGAGAATACTATTTTAAAAGTTATTGGAATCCCACCAATTTTGATGGACGGTGGTAATAATGCTAATATTAGACCCAACCAGAAATTAATGTATCAAGAGACCGTTTTACCTTTAGTCAGAAAACTGATTAGTGGGTTAGAACGATATTTTGGTTATGACCTTGCAGCAGCACTAGAAGACCTCTCGCCATTACAGCCGGAGTTAGCAGACAAAGCAAAATACTACAGCACTTTAGTTAACGGAGGGGTACTTACTCCTAACGAGGCTAGAGAAGCATTAAGATTACAAAAGATAGAAGGTCATGATGATATACGCATTCCGGCAAATATTGCGGGAAGCGCAGGCAACCCTTCTGAAGGCGGAAAGCCTCAGGGAAACGAGGATAACAATGAATAAAAAGTTTGAAATTAACTCATTATTTGATGTGGTAGAGAAAGACATTGAGTCTGATACTCTAACAATTAAAGGTTACGCAAATACTGTTTCCAAAGACCGAACTGGCGATGTAATCGTTAAAGAAGCTTGGATGCAGGGTGGTATGGATGATTATCTAAAAAACCCTATTATCCTTGCTTTTCATGATTACGCACGCCCAGTAGGTACCACTGTCGATTATAATGTAACCGACAAGGGATTGGAAATTGTTGCAGAAATAAGTAAAGCTGCAGGTGAAGTGTATAACCTAATCAAAGACGGTGTTTTAAAAACATTTAGCGTCGGATTCAGCATTAAAGATGCTGACTATGATAAAGAAGCTGACACGTTTTTTATAAAGAATTTAGATCTTTATGAAATTAGTGTAGTTTCTGTACCCGCTAATCAGGATTCGACTTTCTCTTTAGCTAAATCTTTTTCAGATGTGGAGGAGTACAACTCTTTCAAGAAATCATTTGGAACAGAAATAGTTGAAGTAAAGGAAGATTTAATAAAAGGTGAGAAGGAACCTTCTCAGGATAACATTCTTAAGGAAATTAATATGGATAAGAAAGAACTACAGGAAATGATGGCTAAGTCTGCAACAGCAGCATTAGACTCATATAAGGCTGAAGTCGCTGAGAAGGAAGCAAACGCTACCGCAGAGGCTACCCTTAAAACAATTGAAATGGGCAAAACGCAAGCAGAAAAAGTATCTGCTGAACTAGAGTCTAAAATTAAGGCAGACGGAGATAACTACTCTAAAGCAATCTCTGAAATGTCAGAGGAGCTTAAATCTGCTAAAGAAGAGATGGCTGCTATGCAGAAGTCTAAGATGCAATTCTCAGAAGCTGGCTCAGATATGCCTACTTCGGATGAGTTGAACTCAGCATTTATTACTGCTAAGATCTTAGGTAAGTCTCTTGATCAAACAGAAGTTGGTAAGCAATTAATCGAAAAAGCTACTCGTTTTTCCGATACAGATTGGGAAACTACTTGGAACTCTACAATTTTTGATGGTATTCAAAACCGTGTAGTAGTAGAGCCAATCTTTGGTTCAATTGCAATGAACGCTCGTGTCATGAACTTCCCGTTCAACCCTGATACAGGTGTAGACGCTACATGGGTAGCAGGTGGAGCACTAAATGATGGTGATTCAGTTGGTACAGCATTTAATGATGCTTCTTCAGGTACTACTCAAGCGCACGGCTTAACAGAGGTGTCTATGACAGCTCATAAGTTAGCTACTCGTGAGTACATTGGTTACGAAGAGGAAGAAGATGCATTGATCCCAGTCGCTGGTATCGTTCGTGATGCTATCATCCGTCGTATGGCTCGCACTTCAGACGCATCTATCTTAGGTGGTGTTGCAGGTGTTCCATTTACCACATTAGCTGGTTTAGCTGGTGGTCATTCGGGTAATACAGTAACTACTTCTTCTGCTACAGATGAACTTGTTAAAGCTGAAATCTTACAAGCTCGTATTAATATGGGTCAGTGGGGAATGAATCCTTCAGACTTAACTGTGTTCTTATCACAAGCTGCTTACTATGGTCTATTAGACGATACTGATGTAGTTACAGTTGATAAGTACGGAGATAGTGCTACTATTAAATCTGGTGAATTAGGAAAACTATGGGGCATGTCTCTAGTTGTTTCTGATGCATTTGAGGCAGCTGCAGCTGGTAAAGCACAAGCTATCATTGTTAACCCTACTAATTACTTATTGGGTAACTACCGTGCTATGACTATTGAGACTGCTACAGATGTAGTAGCACAGCAGAAGGCTATGGTTGCCACTCGTCGCTTTGGCTTTATTGCTAAAGAGGCTGGTGCTTCGGGTAAGGCTTCAATGAGCTCAATCGTATACGGTGCATAACTAGCGCTTAGCTTATAAAACTGGAGGAACTCAGGTTCCTCTGGTTTTTATAAGTAAATTACTTATAGTTTATTTATAAAAACCATGTCGAAAGGCAAAGATTAAAAGGATATATAATGGCAGATCTATTTTCAGTTAGTGAATACAAAGCCTACTCAGGTATTAGTAGTACTACTAGAGATGCGGAGATTAATCTTCTCCGTGCACAGGTTTCTGCGCTTATAAGAACTTACTGTGGACGTAGTTTTATTGACTACTATGCAACAGAAAAGACAGAGTATTTCGACATTTCAGGTGCCGATACCTCTATCTTCCCTGTAGAACTTCCTATTGTGGAAGTTGTACAACTATTTGAACGTAAAAATTCAAGGACGGATAAATCAACCGTCGAACAAAACCACGCAGATAGTAATAATTACTATCTCTTAGAATCAGGTACTGCTCAATGTACTATTTCTTCTAAAACAACGGAATCAACTTGTATTAATAACAGTACCTTTACTGGTGCGGGCTTAAATGATCTAACGATCACTGGATACAACGCAAATACGTCGTCAGGTGAAGTTGGGCGTAGCTATAAAGTACAAATTGACAGTACAGGAACTCCAGATACCTTTAAATGGTCTCGTGATGGAGGGAATAACTGGAAGAAGACAGACACAGCAATAACAGGTTCTACTCAAACGTTAGAAGGCGATATAGCCGTAACATTTGCAGCAACCACCGGCCATACAAGCACTGATAGTTGGACTTTTAGTGCGGAAAGATGGACAGGTGATTGTAGCGATACTTCATATACTACTCAAGCGACTTGTGAGGCAGCCAGTGAATACTGGACTGCTGCTAGGTCATATGAGGTGGATGCTGAAGGACAAGAAATATCAAAATCTTTGGTATTTCCTAAAGGTCCTAAAGCTGTAAAACTAGTATATAAAGGGGGCTTCTCTTCTACACCAGCAGATCTGAAACTAGCTTGCTATGACTTGACTACTTACTATTTAAAGAAAGAGTCAACACCAGCCAAGTCTATGCCCGGCTCAGATATTAAAAATATATCTCGCAGTCAGTCACTTCATTCAGAATTCCCCCCACACATAAAACGTATCCTGGAGCATTATAGGCATATTAGCTAATGAGTCAG